GTTTGAGTGGCAGATACAATCGGAAGGTTCGCCTCAACTGCGAGACCCCGTAGTTCCTCTGCGATTGCTTTGATGTATGAATAGGAATTGACTGTTGAGTTTCCTCTATATCTTGATGACGCACAAATATTAAGATAGTCTATGAATATTATATCAGGTCTGAAAGACTTTTTCAATGCCAACTCTTGAAGCAATGCTTTGAAATGTCCTGAATGTGCTGATGCAGTTGGATACTCTTTTATAATTAATGTTCCTTGTGTCTTCTTAGCAAGATTTGTAACCTTACTTTCATACATCTGTTTTGGAAGATCTGTTATATCTTGTATTGCGACATTAAGTAAATTAGCATCGATCCTCTCCGCAATCTTTTCCTCTGCCATTTCCAACGTGATGTATAAAACGTTTTTTCCCTGGAGCAAAGTTGAGCTTGCCACATGACACATAAATAAAGACTTTCCAACCCCTGTGCCAGCAAGAGCAATGTTGAGAGTCTTGTTCGGTAGACCCCCCTTCGTAACTTTATTAAAGTATTCGAGATCAAATTCGATCTTGTCTTCCTTCCTGTGGTACGATTCATATCTTGCTTCATAGTCATTTAAATAATCATGTCCGATATTAGTGTCAAAAGATACTGCAAGAGCATCCGATAAAATACTTGGAATTGCATCTCTATCTTGCTTCTCATCTTTACCATCTGCAAGAGAAATAGATTCCAACAATGCCAAATAGATAGCACGATCTCTACACCATTTCTCTGTAGTATTTACTAACCATTCAAAATCTGTTGGATCATCCACAAGACCTGGAATTAAATCCGTGATGTCCTTAAATGAACTATCATTAATATCATTTCTCTTCTCTATTTCTATACATAAAATCTCCTTGGTTGCTGGTTGATTATATTCACCAACAAATTTAGAAATTTCCTCAAAGATAACTTTCTGTTTAGTATCCTCAAAATAATCTGCCTTAATAAAAGGAATTACTTTGCGAACATATTCTTCATTATGTAAGAGGTTTCTAAGAATTAGAAACTCAACGTTCTCCATCATCTATATTATGCTGTGGATTTGTGGGAGAGTGTGAAACATCAAAAACAAATGTGATTCTAGTTTCATCTGCAATATTAACTGCACCATGAGGTTGTTTATTATTAAACCAAAAAAGAGTTCCTGGTTTAACTATAATACTATCACATCCTGTGAAATATTGATACTCACCCATAATTGACAAATGATATCTATCCTTTGTCTTATAGTAAGTACCTTCATCTATATGAGCACCTACATATTCATCAACTGGTAAAGCAAGAAATCCACAACGATGAATATCCTTGTTCCCAAACTCTTCTTTTATAAGTTTGAAAATTTCAGTGTGACGTTTATATGCAGGAGTATTAGCATTGAGTTCTGAATCTCCTACAAAATCATCTTTCTTTTGTACTGCACCTATGGTGAGTTGAAGATTACTTATAGGAAGATCATCAAAACCATGTTCATCAACTAAAGAACTAACACCTTCAAATTTCTTCTGATGATTCCAATCAGCAGGATTCTTACGAAGTTGTTCTGTTACTTTACTTACATCAATTCCAGTTTTAATTACCTTAATAAACTTACCCATAACTATACTCTTTCTGTGCTGTCTCGTCAAGAGCTTGCATCACATCAGGAGTAAAGTATTTTTCAGGATTCTTATATATTTCTTTAGCATAAACTTTCTTACCATTCATTTCATACCGACCAGCAACATTCTTCCATAACCCTCCTATCTCTCCTAATTCAAGGAGACCATAATACTTATCAAGACCACGTTCATCAAAATACAAACGTATATCAACTTGCTTATTCTCTTTACTTAAACGTGATTTATGCGTCTTAGCTTTGATAATGTTTCCGATGACTTCTTTTCCATCCTTCTCCTTTTTCTTTCCGAGATAAATGATCGTACTCGCTGCGTACTTGAGTCCTGAACCTCCTCCCATCTCTTTAGTTGGAACATAAGCTCCGATGACATCATACGTGTGATTCGTGACAATGAGTGGAACATTCGCTTGACCGAGTTTGAGAGTTAACATTCTAAATGCACCCTTCACCAATTGGGATTTAGTCATATCACGCACCTGTTTATCATCCAGTGCGTCTCTAATTTCCTTTTCTGTGGAGAGCATTCCCAGTGAGTCTAACACAAACATGCACGGTTTGCGATCCTCTATGGGCATTTGGAGATATTTATCAACTGCCTTAAGTGCCTTTGATCTAAACTCTTCAATCGTTACTACATTAACAACAACAGTACGATTTAAGTCTACACCACGAGACTTAAGTAATCCTTTATTAACAGCAGCTTCAGTATCGAAATAGAGACAGTAACCGTCAGGATTGTTATCCAAAAAATTCTTGACAACTGCGAGGGAGAAGAAAGTTTTGCCCGTGCTAGACTCGCCAGCGATGGCAGTAATCTTATTGCTAGATACGCCACCATAAATGGAACCGCTAACCAGTCCGTTAAAGATGTACGAACCTGTGTCGATGTATCTTTCTTCGTCGTCGATGTCTTTTGCGAGTTGGGTGAAGTCATCACCAATTTCTTTTACAATATCTTTCAAAAAATCCATGATTAATCGTGTCTATGTTTTGTTTTTGGAGAATGTCCATGTGCTATTCCTAGTTCATGCATTTTAGAATGTTCGTCAATCTCATCTCTAAGATCTTTACCACCCGTACCAAATGTCATGTAGATTCCATATATCATTAATACTACTACAAGTAGTGCCATGAATACAGAAAACCCTTGTCCAGGTGATAGATTTCCATGAGGTATTAAATTTATAAAAATCATATTCCTAGTAATTTACGTTGACGTTCAAAGTAACCATGAAGAATCCAAGAACTACTGTTCATTTTATCATCTCCACCTACACCCCATACAAATTCGACACGAGGATCAGCACCATACTTATCGAACTCTGGTGTATTCATTTTACCACGATCTCCACCATTTGCAAAGACCACAGTTTCGG